CGAATCCTTCTATTTACTTTATTTATCTAGGAAAATTATATATAGTTTTAACGAGTGGTTGACTTTATGCAATATTGGTGCTACTATATACAAACTGTGTAATTTACTCACAGTTGAGCGGGAACAAGCACCACAGTTCCTTTCTTTTCACTAACATAGGACTAAAAGATGAGTAGAAAAATTAATATTACTCGCTTTGAAAACCTGGTTAAAACTGCTGAAGAGTACAATGGGAGAAATCCTGGTAAGCGGTTTTATTCAATTCAGTCTCGTGAAGGGTCGATTTTAGTATTCGGTATGTATGATTACGTATCGAAGAAATATGCCCTTTCGCGCCCATTTGAAGATGTGAACAAAGTCTTCGATGAGATTGAAACAATGCTTGAGGCTGCATAAGTGCCTAGGATAACACTAGCCAAGGCTAGTGTTATCCTTTATTCTTATGTGCCGGGCACGGTTCATATGTCATTAACCGTTTAACAATGGTTTCCATATCTCTTTGATTTCTATCCCAGTAATTTGTAAGCTGAAACGCAGGATTCCCCATTAGCGTTATCGGTGTGGTGCCGTTGAATGTCGATAATACATTAGTCAGTTCTGATGTTTTAATGAATTTTGCTTCAGTTGGTTTACTAGCAGTGGGCCCGGAAGCATTTGATCCACCCCCACCCCCACCCAATCTCACAGTGGGCATCATGCCGGCACCGTGCTGTGGTTTTTCATAACTATGCTGGTGGTCGTTAAGACTGTGTGATGGTGTTCGGACATCTTGTCCGGCATACACGATAGTTCCTGCAATTATTTCCTGATTCATCTCTATTGAGCCTGCATCACTTAATGAATAGTTCGATGCCTCTATACCATGAGAACCCTGTACTGTTTCTTTTACGTTGCCGTCTGAACGAAAATCCACGTTGCCGCCGATATGTTCTGTTTTATTTCCCACCTTTACGCCAATGTCGAGGTTTCCGTCAAACACAGTGATATATGCATCGCGCTTTACAATGCCGTTAAGGTCGTTTTCGGCATGGAAATTTATATCTCCGCCCTCTCCACTGCCCGGTTTTATTACTTTTTTGGTCGAATCGGTATCTTTGGCTGCTTTAATATTGACGTTCTGGCCTGCTTCAATGTTGACATCGCCGTCTGCACGTATATTAAAATCTTCCTGACTACGCATCGAGATACTTTTGGCACCGAATATATCCACATTGCCATCTTCGTCCATTTGTATCCAGGCCGTTCCTTTTTTATTAATGGCATAGATGATTCCATTTGTTTCGTCGATGCGAAACGATGCTCCGCTTCTGGTCCGGAACCCGATATATTCGTCGTCGCCGTTTTCGTCGCCATCATCCATTACAAATGAATTGCCGCCAAGTCTTCCTATGCCGTGTTCGTATTTGCTTCTCTTTGGATCAATTGGTCCCGGGGTACTTATACCAAACACAGTTGACGGTGATTCTCTCATAGCAGAGCTACTAGTCAATCCACGTACATGATCGTCTATTAACCCCTGTTCTCCTATTCCCTTTGTTCTGGTCTCATGCCATGGGCGAGTTGGATTAAGTGGGTTCTTGCCGCCTTCGTCGGTTGTGTCCCATTTATTATATGCAGTAACTGGTACTGAATGTTTTCTTGTTTGTTTGTTTTTAGGTGAAGTTGCCATAGCAGGAACTTCGTGCTGTGTGTATTCTTTGTATAAGCACCCCATCCAGATGCCGGCTTCAGCTGATCCGTTTAGGAACATTACAATCACTTCATTGTTAATGTCCGGTGGTACTGCCCACATGCCATATGCCATTTGCGTGTCAGTGAATGTATCATGTGTTGATTGTGATGTTGTTTCCCAGTTTGTAACACCTGCAAACGGCGAACAGTAATTTACTGTTATCCAGCCCTTTGGGTCAAACTCGTCGTTGAACATTTCTGCAATCCACACAGACAATCTTCCGGCTCGCTGTCCGTCGTGGACCTGTTTCACTCTACCCACGTATACCCCGGTTAAGGAGCCTCTAGCTGATGTATTTGTCATTGTCTATGTTATCTCATTTACATTTATCAAAGGGTCGATTACACAATCTAGTGTCTGGGTAAACATGCCACCGGAAAAACTATGATCTACTTTGATAACAAGGTATAACCCATTTAGTAATGATGATCTTAGATTCGGAGTTTCGTGTGTTTGTTGTGGGAATTCCGGTGTTCTTAAAGAGATTATTATCGCAGGTTGTCCGGTCTGTGTTGCCACTGGTTCTAGTGCTCCTGTTTTATTCGGTTCACCTAACCAAAACGGATCTCCTTTAATTTTTAATTCTACACTAATTAAGTCTCCGCTTTTTCCTTGGAATGCTTGCTGAAATAAACTGTTTACATATGGCCGACCCGCTCCCTTAGAGCCCTCTACTGATTGCATGTAATTGTGCCCGTGTGCCATTTTATCTGAATTGTCTTCGGCAAATGTGAGGGGATACATTCTTAATTTGTTTTCTAATTTGGCCTTCTTGAGAGAGTTTTCCAATGTATAATCTGTTACGAACCTAGAGTTTAGTGTTTTTATATCAACTGTTGATCTGTTATCGTCTGGTTCGGGTAATCTCGATCGTTTTGCTTGAGACAACAGTCGTTTTAGGACGGTTGCTTCTTCTGCAGAAAATCCACCGTTATCTGAATTTCTTCCGGCTGTTATTTGACTCTGTATTGATTCCTCAAATGCTTGTAATACAGTATCATCATACACCGCTGCATTTTTAACATATGATGAAATTAGTCTTCTAATTTCTAATATTTTAGCATTCTTATCAGAGAAAACCGCTCCCTCTGCCTTTGTATAATAATTTGTAAAGAAGCCGCCCTGTGGTGGCATGTTCACATACCAACCGAAATTAAAGGACATATCAAAATCTAATATTTGATCATTCTCTCCGGTGAATATGTAGTTGTATCGTTTCGAAATTAAATTATTGCTGACATATTCCTGAAATCTAGTTGTAGATTTTGCAGTTGCATCGCCTGGTCCCACTTGTAACGAACCTTGCATAAAGGGTATAATGTTGAATGTATATTCTCGTTGGTAGTCGCCGCGTCCGGTATCATAGCTAAGTGGTATTACATCGGTATTAATACGATGCATTCGTTTTATCTTGTTTGCGTCACCTTCTTCATCGGGTGTCTCTGACTGTTTTATAAACTTCTGATAATCATCTGTTGATGCAACTAGCCGATTTATGGTGTCGATTATTGTCGTGTCTTTTTCTATCTGTACTGTTCTTAGTTCGTTTTTGTCTTTTTCATCCGGAGAGAATGATTTTGTTTTTCCTGATTGGGCCATTATTTCAATATCTGAAACAATTTTCATTTTTCCGATTTCGTCATTTACTGTTATTTTAAATTTATCAGGGCGAGTTAGCCCTGTTGCGGCCTTTTCCTTTGAACGTTCGTTCAGTGCTGTTTCTAAATTAGTTAATACGTCCTTTATAGTCGAACCCGATGGCATTGAGAATCCCTTATCGAGGTTGCTATAAATACCATTGTTCGAAGAATCCGAATAATGAAACGATTCAATATCATATGTAGCTCCGCCAGCATCAACACTTGCAGACATCCTGACAATCTTAATCGGCCAGCGATATGTCATATTAGGAATAACAGTTGGATCGGATGCATCCGGTGATTTGTTTGCTTTAAATGAAACTTCGATATAATACGGAACTTTAAAATAATTCTGTATTCCTAAATCTAAACTTGCTGCAAAGATTTTATCCATGAGTGTTACACCACTAAACTCTCGTACTGTGAAATTTATATTCGTTTGTGTTGTGTTTTTATTGGTTCCAGATATTGACAAATAACTTGTGGTATCAAGCGATTCGATACTCATTATACCAGTGACACCAGATTCGGCTATAATAATTCCGTTTGATGGATTTATGGCTCCGTAGTTACCAGGATTAACACCATCTGGCAACATGTAAAATGTAATATGATATGTTGACAGATTGTATCGATCTAGTATATTATCTTCGTAAACGGGCTCTGCCATTATCCGGTAATCCTGTCAATTGTAGATTGTGCAGGAGTATATATCAGTATACCCGATTTAAAATCACCAATTGGGTCGACTAATTCGTTCATGTTGCGCCGGGCAAACACCCACCACAGCCGCGGAGACCCATACAGATCATATGCAAGCAAATCAGGACGTTCGTGGTATTTTGCGTCTAATTCGATTAATGTATCCTCGACGTTTTCCGCAATTGAAACATTTTCCCATATATCAAGATAAAAATTTGTAACGGGGGTTTGCTTATACCTACTCGTTAGTTTATGTATTTCAGCCATTAAATGTATCCATCCTGTAACAGTTTTCCATTTCTAAAATCTTGTAAATTGAACTTATCTCGTAAGAGCTTGGGATTGTAATACAATTCCATTGTTATGGTCATACTCACTTGTGTTGGGACATATGACGTTTTGTTTCCTACAACAACCGGAACATAGTCCACTGCGGGCTCAAGTACATGTGTATAGTTCTTTATAATGACAGGAACATTTTTATACATCTGGTCGCCTAGATAATCAAACTTCACAATTGGCGGCGGTGCGCCAGCTAGTGCACCATTGCTTGATCCAAAGTACGATTTTGTAACAGATCTAAAGAAATGCATACAAGCGAGCAGATACCTGGCTTCGTTGTCGGTCTGTGCGGTGAAATCACCAGTTACCGATATCTCTGATACAGATGAGTTCGAATATGCACTGTATTTGTATATACTATGAGTGAAATTATATTCCTCATAATCTGCATTTCCCGATGCCATTACAGTCGGCGTGTATGGAAAAACCAATGCATTACGTTCGTAAAGTGGTCCCATTATGTCTACACTGTTTTCTCCGAATATCGATGACGATCCCAGTGGTTGTATTGTTGCTCTATAGTCCATACATAATTTCCTTCTTTGTGTTATTTATCACCGATAACTATATACGTACTTAATGAATGTCTTTCCGGTTGACAAATGACAGTTGCGCCTGTATAATGGATAAACAATAATAATAAAAATAATTACACGGATTGTAATTATTAGATTACAAGGAATGTAATATGAAACGAAAGGTTAATTACCTCAATAACAAAGATATGTTGTTGGAAATTCACAGAAGTAAAATCTCTTTTTGCGACTACGATGATGAAGATCATGCCTGGTTTGATCTGATACTTAATACAATCACAGATGTAAAAACCGGAAACAAACCCAATACAATAGAAGACATATTGCTGCCCGAGAATATCGAAGAAGCAAAACGTCGCAGGGCTGCAAGAATAGCAGATATGAATTACAGGGCAGCGGTTAAATCTGCAGGCGATGATCAGAAGCCTAAGTTAAGTCAGTACAAATTCGATTATAACACAATCGAAGAGGATGAGCTTGTATTTAGAGTTATGACTTATGATCACATTCCAAAGGAACCCGACAGAAAGAAGAACCCAAAGACAGACGCTGATTACTGTGTGAGGCTGAATTACATACCCTTTGTACATTACGTAATAGAACGTGATGCAAATAATAATCAGGTACTAAAACAAGTACTCACCTCACATCACCACGATGGTAAGTTTTCATTAACATCTGGATCTATTACAAATACCCTTGCAAAAATGTTCATGTTGCTGGTATCAAAATATAGCCAACGTTCAAACTGGCGCGGCTATACATACCTAGATGAAATGAAAGGTCAGGCATTATTACAATTATCGTCAATGGGTTTACAATTCAACGAAGAAAAGAGTGATAATCCATTCTCGTATTACACTGTGTCAGTATCGAACAGTTTTACCCGGGTTCTAAATATTGAGAAAAAGAATCAGAACCTCCGAGATGATCTGCTGGTACAAGCCGGTAAGAATCCTAGTTCAACACGACAGCTTGCAATCGAAGAAGAGATACGAAATATGCGCGAATCTGCTTCTTCGTCGTCTGAATAAGGAATCTCCATGAGTCAGCTATTTAAACGGGTAGCCGCGATGACTGATATTCATTTCGGTTATAAGCACAACAGTAGACAACATAACAACGACTGTGAAGATTTTATTCACTGGTTTGTTGACGAAGCAAAGAAAAGAGGGTGTGATATCTGCATTATGTTGGGTGACTGGCATCATCACAGATCCAATGTGAATGTGTCTACATTAAATTACACTATGTCGAATTTACGATATCTAAATGATAATTTCGATCACACATACATTATTACCGGCAACCACGATCTTTTTTATAGAGAAAAACGAGAAATACACTCAATGATAATGGGCAACGAATTGTCTAATTTGACTATTGTATCGGAGCCGTTAATAAAAGACGATGTTGCTATAATACCCTGGCTTGTAGAAGACGAGTGGAAAGATATTAGAAAATTAAAAACCAAATATATGTTTGGGCACTTTGAGATTCCTGGATTTAAAATGAATGCCCATGTTGAAATGCCGGACCACGGATTAATTAATAAACAACACTTCGAACACCAAGACTACGTATTCTCAGGACATTTCCACAAGAGACAGCAGGAAGGGCATATACACTACATAGGCAACCCGTTCGGACACAACTATGCCGATGCATGGGACTTTCGCCGTGGCGCTATGTTCTTAGAATGGGACAAAGAACCGGAGTATGTCGACTATGAGGATGGGCCGAGGTACATAACTTGCTATCTCACCGACTTATTAGAGAACACAGAAGAATATTTAATGGAAAAAACATATGCAAGAGTAACACTAGATGCTAATTTAACATTTGAAGAATCGATATTCATCAAAGAAGCATTTATGGATAGTTACGGCATACGTGATTTAAAATTCATACACAATAAGAACGAAGCTGAAGAAATCGAATTCGAAGGTGAGATTGTATTTCAGACTGTAGATCAAATTGTAACAGAACAGCTTATTAATTTAGATTTAAGCTCGTTTGATAAAAATAAACTAGTGGAGATATACCAAAATCTTTAAACTGAAAAATATAACTATCAAGAATTTCCTTAGTGTGGGCAACGTTTCACAAGCAATAACTTTTGTAGACGGCGAGCTTGTATTGGTGCTTGGTGAAAATTTAGATTTAGGAGGTAACGACAATCGCAACGGTGTTGGAAAGAGTACTATCGTCAATGCATTAACATATGCATTATACGGAGAAGCTCTTGTTAAGATTAAAAAAGACAACCTTATAAATAAAATAAACAGCAAAGGCATGTTGGTTACACTAGAGTTCGAAAAGAACGGGACTACTTATAAAATAGAACGTGGAAGAAAGCCCAATCTATTTAGGTTCTTGGTCAATGGCAACGAAATAACAAGCGACGACACCGACGAAGCGCAAGGTGACAGCAGGTTAACACAACAAGAGCTCGAACGAACAATCGAAATCACACGTGACATGTTCAAGCAGATAGTTGCACTAAACACATACAACGAGCCGTTTTTATCCCTGAGAGCAAATGATCAACGGGCCATAATAGAGCAATTGTTAGGAATTACTAAACTATCGGAAAAAGCAGAAGTACTAAAAACGCAATTAAAAGAGGTTAAGGATGGGATTAAAGAAGAAGAATTTCGAATTAAGGCATCGACAGAGGCGAATAAAAAAATCGATGCGAACATTCGGTCACTCCGACTTAAGAGTAAAGCGTGGGAGGAAGCTAAGAAAAAACAGATTGTCACATATAGAGAGAGTATTTCGCAACTTAATAGCATCGATATCGATAAAGAAGTGGAGCAACACAAAGCTAATACGAGCCAAGCAAGCATTCGGCAGACTGTCGACATCCTTGCGGGCAAAGCCAAGACCTACGAAAAAGAAATGAAGCTACACAAGAAAAATCTTACACAGGCTGAGAAGAATATATCAGTTACTAGTGTCAAGAACTTGTGTCCCACATGCAACGGCGAGATGGACAAAGACACACATGAGCGCGTCCATTTAGAATATGAATCTCAGATAACAGAGTCTACACAAAAGATCAAAGAAAAACAAGATAAACTCGATGGATTAACAGACGAAATTAATAAATTCGTGATACTTGACGCAGTCGATACTTTCTACAATACTATCGAGGATGCATATAATCATAGATCTACTCTGTTGGAATTACAGAACAATTTAAAAAGAGAAGAGAAGACATCAGATCCGTACATCGAACAAGTGGAATCACTCGAAACATCTGGTCTCCAGTCAATTGATTATGATTACATAAACGAATTGAACACACTAAGGGACCATCAGGAATTCTTGTTAAAGTTATTAATCAACAAAGACAGTTTCATACGAAAGAAAATTATAGATCAGAATTTGTTATATCTAAATAGCAGATTATCACATTATCTCTCTGCTCTAGGATTACCGCACACCGTTAGGTTTATGTCAGATTTAGAAGTTGAAATATCCGATCTGGGTAGAGATTATGACTTTGATAACCTAAGTCGTGGCGAACGTACACGACTAATATTATCATTATCCTGGGCATTTCGTGATGTGTACGAAAGCCTAACTGATAAAATTAATTTACTTTTCATTGATGAGTTATTAGATTCTGGTCTGGATTCATCAGGAACAGAAGGTGCTCTTGCAGCATTGAAGTGCATGACAAGAGAACAACAGCGTAATGTATTTTTAATTAGTCACAAGGATGAACTAATTGGTCGTGTTACAAGTGTGTTGCGAGTAATAAAAGAAGGCGGATTCACCAGTTTCGACAGCACTGACACTAATTTAATTTAAAATTCGGTTGACTTTTGTGTAGGTGACCTGTAAACTGAAACAAATAGAGCTACACCATAATAACAATAATAAAAGGAAATATCATGGCTACACTTGACCACACCGTCCCTACTGATTTGAAATTCTTAGATTTATTTTACAAACACAGATACCCAAATGAACCAGCATATCACTATGACATCACAAAGGCAATGGTGACATGCGGCGAATTGCAAATTGAAACCTTACAAGAAAATACGTTAGTAGAATTGAATCCTGACATCGTAAAAGAAAGTACATATGGAAGAGATTTTTCAGATGGATCCGATTCTAAAAAAGTCACGAGCGTGTACAGAAATAACCAAATAGAAAAAGGAAACTGGCTTCATAGTTTCCCAGTGAGAAACATTGCTACAAAGAAAGATGGGCTCAGAATAGTTGGGTATAATGTGTTATCCGATACATTTCATTTCTGGGCGATACCATATGGTGCATATAGTCATCTAACACACGTATTAGAAATCACAATAGAAAGTTATCGAAATGTGTACACAGATCCGTGTACTGGCGTGTCAAATACCAAATGCAAATGGGACAAGTATGAAGTAGATACACTTCATGAATTAGCTAACCGCGATGTATCGGCTGGTACCACACTCTATGAAATATAATAACAACGGTGATGACACGCCAGTAAAACAAAAAAATCCAGCAAAAAAAAGAAAAGTCAGCAAAAAAAGATTAGTATACCCTACTTGTATTAATAGGGGTTGCAAATCTAAAGTAGCAGTATCTAAGAATTATAAAAACGGAATGCCTAAGTATAGGGCAGTGTGCGATCATTGCCATAAAGTTTCATACGGTGCTGAGAGAAGGTATAAACCAGGTGTCTCAGCAATGAAGAAAACATACTGCGAGAATCATGACGGCCACTTAGGATTTGATTGCTTTTGTTCTCCAGGAGGATTGCGCACTGACTTGCCCAGTCACACACTAGATATCGATCACAAAGATGGCAATCACAATAACAACGCCGAAGACAATATACAGACATTAGACAAAATGTGCCACGCCCAAAAAACAAAAATAAACGGAGACACAGGCAAAAAAAATATATATGTCTGGGCTGAAGATTCGTCAACATTGTTCGAAAATTTTGACATGTCCGGTATAGATCGGTAAGCTAAAACTTAACTTTCTCTGGGCACAGAAAAGTGATATCTTCTTCGGATATTTCCTGTTTGTAGTAATCGCTAAATGTGTCACTCCTTACCCGATATAAAATAGCGGCGCTCGTTAGCTGGTGCTGTTTGCCTGCATCAGTAGCCGATGCAAATTTACCTAGCGGTGTTATATACATTATTCCTCTATTCAATAATGATTTTAATTTCATAGAAGATCTAGTAGTGGCCGAATGTGTGTTGCCATAATTCCCATTTTTAGGACCAGATACAGATAATGATATTTTATGTTTAGTAGCATCTGATAATTTTCTACCCCTTAACGGAGACGGCTGGCCACGCGAACCATTGCTAATGTTTTGTTTATGTTTGTCTGAAAGAGGTACTCCGGTTTTCAACTCTCGTTGGTGTTGGGAAAATACCTCTTTTAACATCGCATATTCGGCGCTGTCTATTTTAATCCCGCTTCTTGTATTGGCCATGCACCACCACGCTGACCACAACTGCTTATTATCAGTGTGATGGAGCGCCAATAAACGATGTGCTTCATAATGTTCCCTGGCAGTAAGTACTATTAAATTATTAGTGACATTAGTCCCTCCCAAACACAGTGGTAGGATGTGATGTCGTTCGGTATAACATGGCGCAGATTTTTTTGTCCAGTTCCTTGTTTGTGCTGAATCAATTAGTAAATTATACTTATTTAAATATGGTATCATATTTTTACTCTTTCGGGTGGGCGGCCCACACGACCGAGGAATTCGTTGTAGTAGCTATGTTTAATTACTGCATCTTCTGCAATGATTCGTTTAGTTTCGTAGTAATTCAGTTCCCATTTTGATTCATGCAGCTCTACTATCTCGAAAGTAAATCGCTTCATGCCGTGTTCTTCGATGTCAGTGTTTAAGGACTTAGAGGATCCGGTGTATGTGCGCCAGTCACTCTCTACTTGATAGTGGCGTTTGTTTTTGCGGCCCTTTAATGGCGGGCGTTTACGTTTGAAATGAAACTGTTTTTGCCCGATGTAGGTACGTTCGGTGAGTGTATTCGTTATTGTGTATACAAAACCGAAGTACTCAGTAGGATCAAATTTAGGGCCGTCCCAGTGTCCGTAATCTGTTTTTGTTGTCATGTTCACTTTTTTAGCCGATGTCTAATCGGTCTGTATAATTAGTAGTATAATAGTTATTTACCGTCAATGATAATCCATTCTTTATTTAACTGAAAATAAAATATAATATAAAACTCGTACACGCCCCCACTGATATTGCTAGGTGGGATTGGTAAGCAGCATTCAATTAAACTATATGAATATTATAAAACACTTAATTTTAAAAGTGACTTCTCCGCTGTAATAGCCCCAATGAGACTGCCATCGTAAAGGTGTTGCCGTTAGATACTTGGGTGTCACAACCTGTAAAAAGATAGGGCTCTATGCCTCTGTATAACAGAGATAACAAAAAGAATGCGATAGCAGCATAACCCACACTATGATAGCAAAATATATAATTTAGGATGTATTGAGTAAGATACACAATGCGAACTTGGAACTAACCCTTGTATGTTTATGTTTTGATATATACCTCCATCACTGTATAACATAGTGCCCGTTGGAACGACGAGTCAAGGTACCGGCTAACCGCCCCCAAGAACAGTAGTATGCGCTCAGTGTACATTCTTGGAGTCTCAACTAGAATTGAGATTGACTGATGTGAGAGAAACTGAAAGGCCTCGCCTGAAGTACTGTTAATAAAAGATCCAGATAACAATTTTATGAAAATAATTCTGTTTATCTGGATCTTTTATTTCTCCCGGTAAAACGGGTTCTTCTGACTTACAACTCTATCGAGTTTCTTGCAAGTCATCAGAGGCGACAGAAAGATTCCTGCCTGAATCAGTTCTTTTAATATACAAAAAATATATTATGAGTATGAGCTTGCGAATATGAATAATATATATTTTTCGAAGATGGCGAATGCCACTTCGTTATAGTTTCTTTTTATAAATCTTTTTTAGTAATTTAGTTGCCACTTCTGGATATGAGTCTATTATGTCTTTAGTGGGACACAATGATATTTCATAAATATGATTTGATCTAGTTCTGAAAGAAACACCACCTGTAAATTTTCGTAGATATAAAGCGATAAATGCATTTATGCGTAAATCAGCCTCTCCGTTAATCTCATCTATAAATTTTGAATCTACATAGTGTGCAAGCCATTTTAAATCACCCGTCTTAATAATTGTTTCTGTTAGGAGTGGTTCCTCACTAAAATTTTCGTTATCGGGTATGTAGATAAATCCATTGTCATTGGATAATGTAAATGTCTTTAGCTTGTGAGAATATGAGGATGTCTCAAATGGTGACCATGGCATGTGCTGGGCATCAAGCAGGCGTGTACTATTATATACCCAATTATAGTTAGGGTATTTTTCCCAGCAATCTTGCATTGTGCCTGGAATGTTATAATCGTTTAATTCATTCATTACATGTACTCTGTTGGGTCACCGCTTTCTTTGCGTAGTTTTTCATTCAAGGATGCTATTAGATCATTGCGTTCTGTAAAGGACAGGGACCATGCTTCATTCCAGGATATACCTCCTTTGAAATAATAACATATATCACTTATTTGATGTGATATGGCCTTTCCTGTTTTTTCTAAATCAGTTACTACTTTGGTAATTAATTCAGCGTCCTGGGTTATTAGGACTCCGTAAAAAAATTTACAGGGTTAAAATCTATTTCAGCCTCCCATTTATGCCCGCACTTCTCGCACACAGCATCGAATGTTTTGTTTACACCAATTGCATTCACTTCCTTTACTAAATTATCTAGTTGACTAAATGTTGATTTATCGACATCTTGTATATACTCAGAAATGTGTTCCCGGTTGGTTACACATATATCAGCTTCTGTTTGTTCGATTTTAATAATGCAGTTGGTTAATAGTTGAGAGTTTAATTCGACTAGGGTTTTGAAACTCTTGGAGAATGTCTTCATACGACTATCTTCGGATTTAGATTGATCTGCTAATTCTGTTGCAATCTTATACTGATCAAATTGGGCCTGGAGTGCCTTTACTGTGTCCTGATATGAGAATGGTTTGATATAGATTTTAATACCGTCTTTGGTTCCGAGGAAGTATTCTTCTTCGAGTTTTTCTATATTTGCCAGGCTCTGGCTGATGTTTACAGTAAACGTGTTTGAGTGTTTGCACTCATCACAGGGTATGTTAACTTCGAGATCGTCGCCATATGTAGCATGGCGAATTGCAATCATTAGGGCATCGATGTCATTGGCAAGGAGCTTTTTAGGTTGCTTAACAGATGGTACACAGCTACTGATAATGTGTGCTATGGCCTCTCCATTTAACAGGGCATCGGGGTTTTTGGTGTAAACCTCGTCCTTTGCAGTCATTGCCATTATACCAACTTCGTCGTTATCTGTAAATGTGATCACATCATCTTTGTAGTACGATGTACCACTAGGTAATGTTATGTATAGCTTTATCGATCTGAAATATTGTTGTAAGGGGTTATTAGTCAAAATTCTCTCCTTGGATTCTCGGTGATAAATAATAGTGAGTTCCGTAGTGCTATTTATCTACGTACTTAACTAGGGAGGAATTTTTTAGGGTGCCAATTGATAATCTAGAAGGATATGCAACTGAAATAACGTTGAATAATATCCTTGCCGAGCTGCAAAAGCAAAATAAACTTAGTAGCACCGGGAAGAAAGTGGATGCTGAGAAATTCATCGATGATGTCGAAGAAGGCTTTAAAGACCTTGACGATGCAATGGAAGATTTCGAGAACCAAGTAGAAGATACCGGTGATGCCCTAGAAGATGCCGAGAAGCAAACTAAAAAATTAAGCAAGACAACTAGCAAATATAGTAAACAAATGAAGCTGGCCACAGCATCACTCGTGGGTTCTCTCGGATATCTTACGCACTCTGTTGTTAATCAGTTCACAATGATGGCCGAGTTGAATGCTGCTGGCATGAATCTAACAAGTGGTGTCGATGGTGTATCTAGCGGAATGGCAACATTCTCGAATGCAGCACAGACAGCCAATTTAAGATTCCAGGAGTTAATACAACTCCAGCAAGAATATGGGCACACCCTAAACTTATATGGTATACAACGATTCGGCAAGGTTTCTAGGAAGTTCCAAGAGAACGTAGAGGGAATGGGAGTGACATCCCAGGAAGCAGCTAACTTTGTTGCTGAATATCTAGAAGGCCAGAAAATGCTAGGTATCCAGTCGAAGCTCGATAACGTTGCCCAAGCCGCCCGCATGGAAGGAACATTTAAGCAATTCGACCAGTGGGGCAAGGTTCTAGGCATGTCTCGTGAAGAACTAATGAAACAAGTAAATAGCATGAAAGAACAAGTTGATGTTAATTTGTTCTTATCACAGGCCGGCGAAAAGGCTGAAAAATCGTTTGAGAATATGGGTATATTGTTTGCTAAGTCGCCAGCACTATTATCCGATCTTCAGCAGGGTCTTGCAACACCAATACTTCAACAATCGGAAATGTACAATAGTTTATTGCAAGCAGGAATGACAGATGCTGCAAATCAATTTGCAGGAATGCATGAAAAGCTACACAACGGACAAGAAGCTACAATGGCCGATCAAGTTAAATTTGCCAAGACAATGGCAACTTCTAATACATATATTGCAGCATTGCAATCGGCCTCGGGTAATTCAGCCGCAGCACAATATGCAAATGGTGCGCGTGTTGCAAAATTGTCAGCTGATGCACTTAAGGAACAGATAAAAGAAAATAAAGAACAGAAAACACAAGCACAGATATCAGCTGACTTATCGAATACAATGACAAAACTGTTTAGTACAATGGAAGTGTCATTTGCTGCATTAATGGAGACTAATGGCTTCGTTGAGAATATCTCTGGTATGTTTGATGACTTAACCAAATCAGTCGATGTATGGATGCCACAGTTTGTAACACTCTTCACTGAACATATTCCTGTCATATTCAAAGCCATGGCAAAGATAGCATCCGGCATAACATATGTAATGGATAGTTTCTCGTTACTATTCAACGGCGATACAGTGAATAACTTAGAAGACACACTTGTGAATAAATTGCCAGCAATGCTTATTACAGGATTCGCTGGTTTGTTTGTTGCAATGAAGGTTGCAGGTGTGGGGAAATCTGTAGTAGGTGGTATAGCAGGGATGCTAGGAAAAGGAGCCGGCACCGCAAAAACCGTAACTGGAGGAGGTGGCGGCGCAGCATTAGGCAAAGGTGTAGGCGGCGTATTAAAAGGCATCGGCACAGGTGCCGCCGGCATACTAAAATCGTTTGGTAATGCATTAGTAGCCCTCGGTGGCCCACTT